AAAAAGGCAAATTATAAAGATGTCCGCCAATGTCCGTTTACTAAGTGCTATAATAATAGTGTAGAAGTTTGTCAAACCAAAACTTCCCTAAAAAGAAATGATTAATGAACCTCCGACTATTCGGAGGTATTTCTTTATCACAAATACGTTAAGGATTGAAACTTGAGGTGACGTTGTGACAATAAAAGAAATTAGGGACCTGATTAGATCGGGTCGAATTAAACGATTCTACAAGAGCAAAGAGTGGAAACACAAGCGTAAAGAGATATTGAGACGCGACAACTACGAATGTCAGCGGTGCAAGTGTGAAGGTGGATTTAGCAAAGCTACAACGGTTCACCACATAAAGCATCTTGACAAACATCCAGAACTTGCACTAGTGGACAGCAACTTAGAAAGCTTGTGCGGAGCATGTCACAATGTCGAACATCCGGAGAAGCTTAAGAAAATTGAAGCGAACAAACGGGAAGATGTTATTCCGGAGAGGTGGTAATTGAAATAAATCTCCCCCCCGGGTAAAATTTTTAAAATTGCTTCAAAGCCCTAGGGACCGGGGAAGGGGCCAAGACAAAACAGATTTTTCGAAAATTTTCACATAAGGGGGGAGGAGTAATGTCCAGCAAACCCAAAAAAGAGCAAATAAAACAGGACCTCATAGACCAACTTGAGCGCCAAGGAACTTATGGACAGCATTACCTTGATTTAATTAATGACTACATGGAGCTATATGAAATTAAAAACAAACTTCTCAAGGATGCGAAAAAGAATCCATATACAGAATGGCGGAATAGTGAAACGAGTTACGGGCGCAAGAAGAATGATAGTATCGACCAAGCCGTAAAGGTAAATCAGCAGATGCTAAAGATTCTTGCTTTCTTGAATATCAAACCTTCGGCGCACGAAGAAGAAGTAGACGACGATGAAGAAATGTAATGAAGTGGAGGTGGTGAGGGTGTAAATGATTAAGAGACGGAAAAATTACCACCCATATATTGATGATTATATGGATAATATCCGGTCTGGAAGAATTCTGGCTTGCAAAGAATTAATACAGGCCATGGATTATATCGAGGATAAATTAGATGATCCGGATGTAATTATCCGGGCTGACATGATTGAAAAGGCCGTTGAACTTATAGAGCGATATTTTGAATTCAAGCTCCTGGATTGGGAGCTTTTTATTATTGCTCTGATTCATTGCTATTATCAAAGCCGGGATTCCGTTGTTTTCAAAGAATTCTTTATCATGATGGGAAGAGGAAATGGCAAAAACGGCTTTATATCATCGATTGCATGGTATTTTACCACACATTACCACGGAGTGAAATGCTATAACGTTGATATTGTTGCAAATGCAGAAGATCAGGCAGAAACAAGTTTTGATGATGTATATAGTGTCCTGGAGAGTACATGGAAAAAGTCAAAGAAATTTTTTTACAAGTCAAAAGAAAAGATTGTAAACCTAAAAACGAAGTCATATATCAAATACAATACAAGCAATGCCAAAACGAAAGACGGCAAGAGAACTGCTTGCTTGATATTTGACGAGATACACGAATATGAGACATGGGATTTGATAAAAGTTTTCCGTTCCGGGTTTGGTAAGCGTAAACACTCCCGGACTTTTTATATAACGACAAACGGATATGTTCGTGGTGGAGTTTTGGACGAACAATTGGACCTTGCTAAAAAGATACTATCCGGAGAAGCAGCAAAACTTCGAATGGTACCACTGATATACAAACTTGATGAAAAAGAAGAATATAAAGACTCTGAAAACTGGGTCAAGGCGGCACCTTCATACCCATATCTTCCCGTTCTACAAGAAGAGATGCAAGACGAATTTGAGGAAATGCAATATAAGCCGCATATGGCTATAGAGTTCTTGACAAAACGTATGAACTTGCCTGCACAGGATAATTTTACTCCTGTTGCCCCGTGGGAAAAGATAAAGGCAACTAATCAGCCAATACCATATGACGAGCTTGAAGGCTTGCAGTGTTTGGGCGCCCTTGACTATGCAAGAATAACAGACTTTGCGAGTTGCGGATTGCTGTTTAAATGCAAAGGGAAGAGATACTGGATAGAACACACATTCGTTTGCCACAAGGCATTGCAAATCGAGAGTAGACCGATTAAGTTCCCGGTTCAAGAAATGGTTGAACGTGGACTTATAACAATAATCTACCGTGACAACATTAGCGAAAAAGATATTGCTGGTTGGTTCCTTGAGCAAGCAAAGAAATACCACATAAAAAACATCTATTGTGACGACTACCGAAAAGCCTTGCTTGAATCTGAATTTCAAAAAGTTGGCTTGCCACTTGAATCAGTGCGAAGCGGACCGGTTACACATGCCAAGGTAGCACCGCTTGTGGAACAGATATTCTCCGAAGAAACGCTTGTGTTTGGTGATAATCCAACTATGAGGTGGTATACGAACAACACAGCAACCGAAATGGACAAGAAAGGCAATATAACATATATTAAGATTGAACCTAAAACCCGCAAAACGGACGGGTTTTTTGCATTAATACACGCGTTGTCTAAGGATAGCGAGTTGGAGGAAATTCAAGACGACATATTGGTTTTGGATGTTCGCACCTATTAAGGAGGTGAGACTTTGGGCTTATTAGATTTTTTTAGCTGGTTCAACAAGAAAAAACCATTGAATTTAAGCGAATACATCGGGAAATTGGCAACAGAAGCATGCTTTAAGGATTTGGCTATACAGGCATGCGTTAATCTTATTGCCAATACCGTGTCAAGAAGCGAATTTAAGACGTTCGAAAAAGGCGTCGAAACAAAGAAAGATAATTATTATCTTTTCAATGTTGAGCCAAACCCGAATAAGTCGGCAAGCAAGTTTTGGCGACAGGTTATTCATCATTTGGTTTTCGACAATGAATGCTTGGTTATACAGCAAGGGAATTATTTTTATGTTGCAGACAGTTTTCATGTCGATAAATACGCTTTTAAGGACTACATTTACAGGGATGTTGTTATTGACGACTTCCAGCTTAGTAGAACATTTTTTGAATCAGAAGTTTTTCATTTCGAGCTACATAATGACAAGGTAAGGACTGTGATTGAAGGACTGTATCAATCTTATGCCAAGCTAATTGCCGCAGCACAAAAACAATACCGCAAGAAAAATTCAAGGCGAGGCAAATTAATTGTGCCAACCAATTACCCACAGACAGAAAAGGCGCAGCAGGAGTTAGAAAACTTGTTAAATGTACGTTTTAAGAGGTTTTTTGAGGCCGAAGGCGATGCCGTAATTCCGATTACAAACGGTCTTGAATATAGCGAACTTGAAAACAAGGAAAACAGCAACAAAGGCAGTGACGTAAGATCATTCATTGATGATGTTTTTGACTTTGTTGCAATTGCTTTTCAAGTGCCGCCGCAACTGCTGAAAGGCAATGTTGCGGACACGGATAAAGCGGTATCAAACTTCTTAACATTTTGCATAAACCCGTTAGCCGAACTACTAACGGATGAAATAAACCGCAAGATGTACGGCAAACAAATGTTCTTAGAGCGCACTTACATGAAGCTAGACACAAGCCATATCAGAGCGGTTGATATTAAGGATGTAGCCGGCTCATTGGATATACTTCTGAGGATTGGAGCTTACAGTGTCGATGATTGCTTGAAGCATCTCGGCATGGAGCCGCTTGAAACAGAATGGAGTAAGGCAAGATGGATGACAAAGAACTACGAACCTATAACAACCAGGTATGAAGGAGGTGAGAATTAGATGGGAAAATACTATGCACTTGAAAAGAATGGCCAGGAAGCAGACATATACATATTTGGGGATATTACATCATGGGAATGGCACGAGAATGATGTATCCAGCTATTCGTTGGTAAAAGAAATCCGGGCCTTAGGATCTGATGTTGAACAAATTAATGTTCACATTAATTCTTACGGCGGAGAAGTTGCAGAAGGGCTGGCAATATACAACACACTTAAGAATCACAAAGCAAAAGTAAGAACAATCGTTGACGGCTTTGCCTGTTCTGCTGCTAGTGTTGTATTTATGGCTGGCGACGAACGCGTCATGAGTAATGCATCGCTTTTGATGATACATAACGCGTGGATGATTACATGGGGAGACCCGAATCAACTCCGAAAGAATGCGGACGACCTTGAGAAAATCACGCAGGCAACCAAAAACGCGTATCTGGAACACGCAAATATCACGCAAGAAGAACTTTCAAAGATGATGGATGAAGAAACATGGATTCTTCCGAACGAAGCTTTAGACATGGGATTTGCAACTTCAATCGTCGGAGAACCCGCAACAGATAAAGCCGCAGCAAGTGCCCGAAAGGCACTTTTTAATTTGGTTAGCAAAGCAAGGAAAGAAACCGGCACAGACAACGCTGACTTGCAAGAAGCAGTTAGACAGATTATGGAGCGGCTTAAAGCAAGTCAGGACAATGTCGAACCAGAGCCAGACCCGGAACATAATCCGGAACCTGACCCAATTCCAGAACCGACACCAGAGCCACAGCAATTAGAGAATAAAACACTAAAATTTTTTAACGCCGTATTAGGCAGAAAGGAAGGATAAGGATGACAAAGAAAAGACCTATAAACATTAACTTGCAGTTATTTGGAATGAATAACCCTGACATGCTTAAACAGCAAAAAACGGAAATAGCAAACAAATTAAGAGAGGCAGTACAGAGCAATGATGAGCAAGCTTTTGCAAATGCTTTTGAGGAATATACCGACATTCTTCAAGAAGCAGTAATGGCAGAAGCGAGGGGGCTTGTAAGCGCTGTAGACAACCAAATACTTGCAGGACGTGGCGTAAGAGTTCTTACTAGCGAAGAAAGAAAATATTACGAAAAAGTTATCGAAGCGATGAAGTCTAACAGCCCACAGCAATCTTTGAGCAACTTCGGGGAAGTTTTGCCGAAAACCGTAATCAATGCTGTATTTGAAGACATTACAGAAAGCCATCCTTTGTTGGACGCAATCAACTTCAGGAATGCAGAAGCGTTGGTTGAGTATCTATATTCAAGCATGGATGGCAGATTTAAGGCAACTTGGGGCAAGCCCTGTGCGAAAATTACAGAAAAACTGAGTGCATCGTTCCATAAAATCAATTTCAGTCAAAATAAATTATCTGCATATGTTCCGGTCTGCAAGGCGATGCTTGACCTTGGGCCAGAATGGCTTGACAGATATATCAGGGCAATTATGTATGAAGCCATTGCTAACGGGCTTGAGGATGGAATAATCAATGGACGTGGAGAAACTCCAAACGGTAACGGTTCATTCTATGAGCCTATTGGTATGATTAGAGATTTAAATAATTACAATGTCAACGATGGCTATGCTGAAAAGACTGCTATACCTGTTACCGATTTTGGACCTGAGAGCTATGGCGGGTTGATTGCGCAGTTGGCAACTGGACTCAATGGCCTCAACAGAACTGTTGACGAGGTATTACTTATATGCAATCCTGTCGATTATTATACAAAGATTATGCCGGCGGTTATGCATCAGCAACCAGACGGTACCTGGGTAAGCATATTTCCATACCCGACAAGGATTATACAGTCTGCATTTGTTGGAAGAAATAAGGCAGTGCTTGGTATTGCACGTAGATATTTCGCTGTACTCGGAACCGGTAGAGATGGCAGAATTGAATATAGTGATGAATATCAATTCCTTGAGGACGAGAGGACTTATCTCGTTAAGTTATACGGCACAGGCAGACCGCTTGACAACAGCAGCTTCTTAGTACTTGACATATCAAACCTCAAGTCGACCTATCCAGTGATTCGTGTTTCTGACTATGTTGACGCAAGATTGGCAAGCGTTGAGCTTAAGAACGAGAAAGAAGATGTAATTGACTTGTCATTTGACAAGAATCTGCATTACTATACGGCTGCAATATCTGACGCTTCAGAAACAGGAGATAACAACGAAGCAACACTCGTTGTAAGCGCAAGAGACAATAATGCAAGCATAGCTGTAAAACTGAACGACACACCCGTAGATCCAACTAATGGAGTATATGGATTGACATTGATACCGGGTCAAAACTTAGTGGTAATTACTTCAACAGTAGGTGCAGTAACAGAAAGCTATGTAATAGTAATTACCTACACAGCTATACAATAAGAAGGTGATATAGTTGAGAGCTAGGGTAACAATGCCGTTCAGAGACAAATATACGAACATTATATATGGAAAAGGACAAGTAATAGAAATTACAAAGGAGCGGTATGAGGAACTATCCTCTACCGCCCTTGGTTCTTTTGTTGAGGCAATTGATGTAAATGAAACAACTGAGAGCCAAAATAAAGAATTGAGCGAAAAAAAGAAAATTACACAAAAGAAGCAAAATAAATCAAAGAAAAGTAGGTGATGTTATGGACCTACTCGAACCGGTAAAAAGCTATCTAAAAATTTCGTGGGATGACGAGGATGAAGAAATTGAAAGACTTATCAATCGTGGACAATCTTACTTGAATGAACTCACAGGAGCGGAATTGGACTTTGAAACAGAAGGCCATGCCCGCTCTCTTCTGTTCGACTATTGTCGTTATGCGTACAACAATGCCACAGAGTTTTTTGAAGAGAATTTCAGGACGGCAATCTTACGACTGCAACTCATGACAGGCGTTGCCGCAATGGAGAGTGGAGCTGGAGCCGATGATTAAAAGTAAATCCGAGAAAATGAAGGACTTGGCGAAAGTACGCAAGCACAAAATAATCATACAGAAGAAAGTTACAAGCGAAAATATCAGAGGCGACCATATAGAGGATTGGACGGATTGGAAAACCTTACGAGCAGAGAGAAGCACTCTATATGGCCGTGATTACTATGCTGCTGCAACCGTCAGCCAAGAGCAGACAATAATATTCACTGTCAAGTATGTGCAATTTTTGGAAGAAGTTGATACGGTCAAATATAGAATTATATACCAAAACAAGCCTTACGATATAAAACAAATCGACTTCATCCAAGACGATGGCATGTTTGCAAAAATAAAGGTATTGGAGAGTGGTTTAAATGCCTCTTCCTAAGTCAGTTACAAAAATCAAAAAAGACGGCGTTGAGTTTGTATCTAATGTAGACCGTGCAAGCTACACTATTCAAGAGCTTTCCCGTGCGGCCTTAAAGGACGTTGCGAAACTCTTACGAAAACGAATCAAAGACGCAACACCTGTCGAGACAGGAGTGCTAAAGAAAAATGTCGGCACTTGGGTTAAGAAGAATCCGAAAACGGGCAAGTGCGAACTTCAAGTTGGTGTATACAACCGTGACAGAGCGAAGAAAAAAGGATATACATATGCTTACCATGCGCACTTGGTTGAGTTTGGCACAGCGAAGATGAAGGCAGCAAATGGAGGAAGAGGCTTTATAAAACCGACCGTACAAGACAGTATTGATGATATACGCCGAATAGAAGGGCAATATCTTTCGGCTATCGAGGATGAAAATAGGGCATTGGGCTTGATTGACGAAGAGGAGGAGATTGCGGATGATTGAGCTTAGAGATGTACTGCATCCTTATCTGAAGACAATTCATCCGCGAATATTTTTCCAAGAAAAGCCCGACCAAATCCCGGATCCGAAAAACCCGAACCAAACAATACCAACACCAATGCCTTACGCGGTTTACAACATATCCATTTACGACGATGGAGAATCCACGCAAACAGTAACGCTTGAAATTGACGGCTGGACTGATCAAAATGACACAACTGAACTTGAAAACTTGATGAAGGCAATTGACAACGGCATTAACAAGCAACCGATAGTCGTAGAAGGACTATCGGTTGTATTTTTTATCGATAACAAGTTTGCTTTCTTAGAAAACGAAACAAAATTTCACCGGCGTAGATATTCATATACCGGGTATCTGCATGGAAGGAGTTGAT